CAGCTCCTCCCAATCATAGGAATTGAGCAGGAACGCTGTTGATCGAGCACGGCCCACAATGGACGCCTTAGTGCGCGCCTTACGTGCGGTCGTAAGCATGTCGGTATCGAAATTCTGCGTAGTAAGATTTGGCGTGTTCTCTAGCCCCTCAAAGTGATTTGCACCACCCGGACCACTAATGATCTCCTCTTCCAACGTCAGGTCAATGTCCGTACGCATGAAGTTCGTCATCATTGATTGGAGTTGCGGATAGTCGGCAAGGATTGTGCGGGTGGCGTTCATAATCACGGCGATGGTCTTTACACCAGTCTGCACGACTTCAAGCGACATTGCCGCTTTTGGTTTCAATGCAGCATCGTCCGTAAGTGACGTTGCCTCAGGCACGATCTTCGCTGCACGAGTAAGCGAGTTGACGCGCACGTACTCAATCATGTTTGAGCCTGTTTGCAGGATTGTGATCACGTCGCGAATAGACGGCGTACGCAACGGCAATTCAATCGGCCACGGACCGTAGTCGCGTCGCACCAATGAACCACCCGCCGATCCCGGCACGGTCATTACCAGCGTGTCCTTGAATGAAATGTCGCCTAGTCCAATGTCTTTGAGCGAGATCGTCGGTGAGCGCCCGAACTGGTAAGAAGCAGTCATCTCCTTACCTTCGGGAGCCACCTGTTCACGCCATGCTTTGAACTCCGGAGCGTTGACAATCAACTCGCCCATTGTCTTTAGCTCCGGCTCGCGATTACTGTCAGGGTTCCCAAAATCGGGACGACCTACGGGCTGCTTGAGGAAATCATCGATTGCTTTCAGACGCTTCTTGCGATCCGCGTACTTGTTCTCTTCATCAACCTCGGCAACCAACTCCTCGATTCGTTTCCAGCGAGTGTCAAGCTCGGCTTTTTGCTCGGTGGTAGGATCTTCGTCTCCCTGCTTTGCCCAAAAAGCCTGCTCTGCATCTTTCAGTTCTTTGAGTTCCTGTGTGGCTGTCTTTTTCTCTTCGGCCATCTGCTGCTCCTTTAGCGAAAACTACGCCAGCGCTCGGATTGCGAGGCTCTGTATGCGTAGCGATTGAGTCCTGAGAGCGTCTACGTCAATCTCCTTTTCCTTCGGAGTCGGTTCAGTTTCAGCCAGCATTGCCTCAATATCCGCCGACACGGCAGTCAAACTAGCAAGCAGTTCTGACAGCCTTGTACGGCGATTAGTTGAAAGTGCGCGGCCTTCCTTTTTTCGTATCTCCGCGATTGACTTGGTACGCTCCGTTAACTCCGACACAGCAGCAAGCACTGATTGGGAGTGGTCTTCAAACGTCAACCCGGCAGGCGGATTAACGCTCTTGAGGTAAAATTCGTCATCAGAACTGTTTAGAAATTCTTCAATCTGCGCGGTAACTAACGGGATCATCGTGGGCGGATACTCGTTGAACGCTTCCGCTACCTTCGCCTTCCAATCCATTACCACGCCGGTTACGTTAGAGTCTTTGGCGGTTTCGGCTATCTTTCGGACTACGCGCCGGAGGGCTGATTCAATCTCCCATGTCGAGGGAGTCGTTTGAGCCATCTCTTCAGCAAGCATGCCTTTAGATTCAGCATTGATAGATTTGACCGCCGTAGCCATTGCCAACTTATTCATCGGCGCGGTGACGATCGAGTCTTCGATCACTTCGCCCTTTTTTAGGATGCGGATGCGGTCGAACTTCTGCGCCTTGAGAAGATTGGCTTGTAATCGCTCAGGCTTAATATAGAGAGGTAGCTGTTCCTTGTAATCTTTTGCTTCGATGTAAGACTTGTCTGAGACTGAATAGCCAAACGAGAAGCCAACACGCTTCCCAGCTTTCTTGCGCTCAACCGCCTTAGTACGAACTGCCTGCGCATCAGACGTAGAGTGGAACTCAGAATCAACGAAAAAGCCGTGATCATCTTCCTTCGCTACCATCGGATAACCAACCGCTTTATCGAAGTCCCAATCATGTGAGTGAGCCGTGAAGCCCGCCTCCAAGTATTCGGTTATGCAATCCTTGAAAAAGCCGGGAACGATGAGATCCCCGCCCTCGTCAATTTCATTAAAGACAGCTCGATAGCCGGAGATGTGACCCGGACCTTCATCTGTGACCGTCAGGTCTTTAAGGTCGATGAACTTGCGCTCAATTTGCATTAGTTGGCCCAAATAGAAAGCCCGCCAATGATCCTCTTCCGAGAACCACGGGGCGGGCAGGTCGTCATCACGGGCTGACGCTTAACTCGCTAATTCATTGTCAAACTAAAACTTTCCCTTTAAGCCAGCTTTCGGCCTAGCTCTTTTACGCGGTCAAACAGATGGTACAACTGTCGCTCAATCTTCTGTAGTTCCTGCTTGGTGCTTTGCGGAGACGTGTCCGGCTTGACTAAGGGAACGTTCTGCGTGTTCAGCAAGGTAGATTCAGGTTTAGGGGATCGCTGACTCATTGTGCAATTAGCTGTTGTCTTGTCCGCTCATCCATCCACCGTTTACAAGCAGCGTAATTGGTGACGATAAGACGAATTGAGTGAGCAATAAATAATTGAGCCTTATCCTTTTGGCCCATCATGCTAAACGCCACGGCCATTGCGGTATTCAGTGTAATTGCTTTAACTATCTCCGTGTCGCTCATGGCTGTCGTCAAGGTTAGTAATTACGCCAAATTCCTTACGCTTGGCCTCGATGTAGGCTTCCCATGAACCATGCTCCACTAAGTCTAACCAAGTCGGCATGGGACCAAAGACTACCCTGTCTTTAGGTGCCGCATCCGTAATAACAACAGGAAATCCAAACAAGGTTTGCGGTTCATTAGCCATTCCGTGCGGAGTTTAGCACAGTTTGGTTAAACATTTGCAAGGAGAAATCTACTGGACAGTCTCAACTTCGATGGTTTCATGCAGAATCGAAGTGCGGCAGTATATCATCCGAAACTCGGTGGTGGTGGAATCTACGGCCCGGCAGCAATGGAGACGGCTGACCCCTTCCTTCCAAGGCTCAGCGGTAATAATCTCCCAGCCGCGTAGATCGTCCAACGATTCCGCGGTCCAGTATTCGCGACCATCAATGCAATCAACTCTCATTCATGTAACCACTTCTGCGCCAACTCCCGCATCTTTGCCGGACAATGTGCTCGCGGCATCAGGTTCCCGCAGTACTCGCAGAGCATGAGGTTGTAGCTGATGTTAAATGTGCGTCCACTAAGAAAGCCTTTCCCGTCGTCAGGATGTCGTCCGCGTCCACTGTCGATCTGGTGAGTCATATGACAAGCCAGTTGCGACTCAGGCAGGTTATTGGCCCGCACGAGTTCAAGAATCGCGGCGTGTTCGTGCTTTGGTAATGGTTCAAGGGCGTTCACTTCCCTAGCCATCCTCTTTTTCCAACTCCAAGGCGATATCTTCTGAATCTCTTAAGTCATCAGATTCCATCACCACGGGCCGACACCAACATGACTCACTATCGGTCTCATGCTCGCCTTCAAAGTTTCGATGTATAATGATTTCGGCCATTACGAGGCATTCGCTAACGCGTCATCTTCCGAATCCCAATATGCTGAGCACTCACACTCAATACAAGCATTAAAATCGTCTTTCTTATGGGCGGTAAACCGATGCCCGCAGGTAACACAATCTTCCACTTCAACATCTCCAGTCAATGATTTTCCAGCCTGATCCATAAATATCATCCGCAGTAATCTGCGTGTATGCTTTCCCAAACCACGGTCTCGGCGCCACCACTCGCTTGTCTGGTGCATCACTCAGCACTGCGGCCATCGCGGAGTAGCTGGAGTTGGCGATGATGAAGGATGAGCAGGTTTTGAGTCGCTTGAAGTCAGCCAAGTAGTCTCGCCCTTCGGAATACTCCACACTTGGCCCAAACATCTGCTTCGCCCCGGCAATGTCATCACTGAAAACAAGAAACTTAGCGCCGGGAAACTCGGCCATTGCAGGGCGATAGTAGTCCATTGTCAGTCGCGGGTGGTAGCCGTCGCCATCTGTGTAATCGCCCGCCCGCCAGTGGATTGCCACATAGTCGTTCCGTGGTGGTTCGTCTTTCATGCGCAAGTACCATCGGATTTCGTCCAGCGCATGCGAGAAATACTTTTCGGATTGAAAATGCCCCTTGAGACTTACGCTCTCAGTTAACACCACGTCTTGATAGCCCCAATCGACCCAGCGCTCGGGTAATAGTGGACCGGAATAAAGCGGCAAAGGGTTGACAAAATGCTCGTAAACGTTTACTTCTTCGCTTGAGCCAAACCGCTCCCGATGGTCGTGATTGATCCATAACGGGAAGGCGAAGTCCGCATTGTTGCGACGGGCCATGCCAATCGTCCCGGCGACTTGGTACGCACCGTTGCAAAATCGGCCCATTAGCCCGAGACTGGCAAATGTCACTATCATAATTCGCGCTGCTTATTCCGCATCGCAGGCAACTCGCTTGGCCTTGATCCAGACTTTCCCACTCGTGCGCGGTACCAGTCGAAGGTGGAGCGGAGCCCGTCATAGAACGTAATCTTAGCACGCCAGCCGAGGGTGTTGACGCGAGAACTATCTACCAGCTTGCGAGGCGGACCGTCGGGCTTTGAGGCGTCGAACCTGATATCGCCTCGGTAGCCGACTACTTCAGCAACCATGTGAGCCAGATCGCGGATCGTTACTTCCTGCCCTGAGCCAACATTAATCGGTTCCGCTTCATTATATTCAACCATCAGCATTATCAACGCATCAGCGAGGTCGTCTACATGCAAAAATTCACGCTTAGCTTTGCCCGTGCCCCACAGCGTAACCGACTTGTCGCCACTCAATGCGGCGCGATAAAACCTCGACATCAGCGACGGAATCACATGCGCGTCAACTGAATCAAAGTGATCGTTTGGGCCATAGAGATTTGTGGGCATAGCAGCAATCGCGTTGAAGCCGTACTGCTTGCGATAGGCTTGGCAGAGCTTCAGTCCCGCGATCTTAGCAATCGCGTAGTATTCGTTCGTCGGCTCCAGTGGGCCGGTGAGCAACGCATCTTCTCGCATGGGTTGTTGCGCGTCACGCGGGTAGATGCAGGACGAGCCGAGGAAGAGAAGCTTACGGGCACCACAGGCCCACGCGGCGTCGATTACGTTTGCCTGGATTAGCAAGTTGTCGCGAATGAAGTCGGCTGGATAAGTAGAATTCGCATGAATGCCGCCAACCTTAGCGGCAGCGAGGTACACGTACTCAATCTTATTATCAAAGAAGAATCCGTTAACGCCACCTTGATCTGTTAGGTCAAGTTGCTCCTGACTGCGAGTGCCGGCATCAGGAATCCGCCGTAGCAATGCGCTCCCTACGAGTCCAGTGTGACCGGCGATGTAAGTGGTGCTCATCAGCTTTCCCTTGCCTCAACCTCACTATAATCATGCAAATGGATGACGGGTGGTCGATGCGGATGAGGACGCAAACCCGCTTGACACGCCTGCCACTCAAACTCACTGTCGAGCCGAGACCAATGATGGCCGATACGAGACCATACGTCAGGTAAGCGCCGGATTAGCTCAGCAGAGAACTTAGTACAGCCAAATGAGTGATAGATACCAATACCACGCTGATCGTAAGAATTTGCGCACCATAAGCCGGGACATTGCCATAACTCCTCCAGTGCCCCCGGCCACGGGAGAATGTCATGCTCAACCAGAATGAACGTCTCACCCTTTTGCCATAGATCGTTAAGTAGGTTCCAATAGGCATCAGACGAGGCACTAACATCGATATAGGTTGGGGCGTGACCGTAACGTGAAAGTAGTTGCGGGAGCAGCGGATGCAGTTGAACGTGGGGGATAATGATGTTCACCGGGGCCTAGCGATAACGCTCGCACTCCTTGCATTCAAAGCTCAGTCGGTAGAAGGCTAGGGCCAGATGGTAAAATACAGATCTTGGTCCAGAATTGCGCTTCTTCCTTGAAATAAAAGAACGCATGACGTTCCGCTACTTTCGCAAACACGGCGGCGTAATACATGTGGTATTTGGAATCGGTCATTCGGTGACGTTAGAGTCCGATGTCTACGGCCTTTTCGCATGCCCCGTCAAAGGTACCGCGCCCACTCGCGATGCCAATGTAGTCTGGCAATAATTCTATCGGCGAGGCGTCATATCCTGTCTGTGTTTGTACAGGTATATCGCCATGCTCGGCAAGTAAGCGCCGTAACTCTTCAATCAATTCAGAGATTTTCATTTCACCCATCCTCGATTAAAATACAACTCCCACTCCAGTAACGGATGCGGCGCACACTCAGGAAACAGATGGCCGTACTCCTGCTTAACTAGAATGAGATTTCCAGTGTGGCAAAGTACGAAATAGCCACGCTCCAATGCTGCAACTGTCATGGCCCAATAGCCTACGCCACCATCCGAGTTGACGCGCTCACTCGGAGGCTCAATACTGGAGTCAATTTCTACGATGACGATCTTCGGACGCGCCTTCACACCACAGAAGATGTCGTAGTCGCTTCCGTCAGTATCAATCGACAAGAGATCGCATCGGTCATCAACGAAGGCGTTCACATTACGCCCATCAACGCGGGAGCACTGACACCGAACGTTTGCGTTGTGAGCCCAATTGCTCTTGCATTGCAGATAGCGATTATAGTCCGCTTCAACGAACAAGCCTGTCACGGCCCTGATGTCGCTCTCAATTACGTAGGCCGTGTTGGAGCAGAAGCGCCCATCGTGCCCGCCGATTTCCACGCAATGGAAGATATCGATGCCGCGCTTTTGGCATTCGAGCAAAACCCCTTCTTCGCCATTTTGCGAGCAGGAGAAGTTCTTTGCGTATTTATGTAAGAAGCTAAGCATTTATTCGGGCGCTATAAGTTCTGAAAGCGATTCACCGGAACCACGCAAAGATGGCTCGCGGGCGGTAGCGATTCGGTGCTAACAGGCTGATGTTTCCCGATCTCCGTCACTTCCCATAGATGCAATCGGATTGCAGGGAAGTGTTCAGCCTCAACTTGCATTTGCTCTAGATGTGCGGCCATCAAATCCCTGTTCTCGTAGTACAAAATGCGAGCGTTGCCACCCTCGCCGTCTTTTAGCCAGATCGCGTGTTGCGGGCAATATAGACCGAAATATCTCTTATCGCTCATGCTGCGTTCCCCATTCATGGTCACGCCTGCGATGATGATTAAACAAGATTGGATAATCGTCTCCCGCGTACTCGGGTAACTTCTCGTAACTGAATGCTCCGTCATTGTAAGACGCAGGCCAGTAGTGAAGTTTAACTCCTTCCCTATACGCCATCGTTGTCAGTATCGCCTGATCGTGACGGTTCTCTCTAAACTCAGGATGGTCGTAATGCGTGCTAGGCGAGTCGTCGATCAGCCGTCCGCCTTCAAAGAGGCACCACTTGAGCCATTCGGAGACAAATGCTCTTGTCCAGTCGTTAACCTTGAAGAAGATTACAGACGCCTGCGCCTGTTTACCGAAACGTGCCCAAGAGTCGCGCATACAGCTATAAGACCATCGCTCATTAAAAGTAGGGAGATACGGCCAGATCATTTCAACTATGTCACTCTTACACCAGTGCGCATGTTCCCAGTTGTTACCGAATAGAAAGATGTCCTGATCCATGCGGTCGATGATGTAATTGACGTTGTTGATGAACTCGATTCCGGCGTCTGAGTAGATGAGAATGTCGCTGTCTTGCAGTTTGCGCATCTCCCACTCAATCAGGTACGGCTTCCATGTCCAGAATCCAATGCCGCGGTTTGTCCAGTACTCCGCAGGCCGTAACTCCATCAGCGGCAGATCGCATAACCGCTCGAATGTCCAGTCATGGAGATTATGGCGCGGTACTCCGTTACGCCAGGCGCTCTCGTAGCATAAGTCTAGTGACTTGCTCATATCTCGCGTTGCAAATGTAACGAGATGAACTGTCATGAGTTTCGGCCAAACGCTCGCTCAACTAACTTGCCATCAATTTCTTCATAGAGATGTCGGCCTGCTTGACGAAAATAGAAAATGCCTTGATCCACTGAAATCAACGTCCACCCCTGCGCGGCCTTTTTAAGCAAATAAGACTCGTCTACGTTGGGACGGTGTTCTATCAGGAACGCGTAATCGGTGACACACGTTCTGTTACGGTCATCTTGCACCTCTAGTAGGTCATCGCTCATTTCAACCTCGCATCTGACGCCCCAGCTATACATATGCCCCATTAAGTCTAAAATAAATTCCCTGTCACCATGAGACTGTTCGCGTGAGCGCGTCTGATCTTCGATTAAGAATCCAATCATTGACAGCAGCCCCTCGCGGTCCATTTCGCTAACAGGCTTATTGAAGAATCTACTCCCCTGCGCCGCTTCCCGCCATTGATCATGTTCTCTTGTAGAGTCATTTCAATCTCGCATTCAAGGTATCTCGACCTCAGTAGTGATGACTGTTCTTACTGGCTTGTGATCCGTGTCAGTATATAAGTGCTCGATATCTATGCGCCTTACTAGACACCCACTCTGTTTCTGAAACTGAGCAACCAGCTCGGTCAAATCCGCTGCTAGGTTGAGGCGCAAGTCCTTAACTTCATCCATTGTCACTTTGTTGTTATTCATTAACGCTCCTCGACGGTGATAGTGTTTGTGTGCTTCGTTTGGCTAGTCCCCTCAAACTTCCATATAAATTCAGGAAACTCTTCTTGCAGCGCATCCGCAAGAGAGGCCACGCACGCCGAACAATTACTATCTGCGGCTTCTGCTATCTTAGCCATCTTCTGCGCTTCTTCTAACGTCATCCCAACCTCTTATCCGATTCTTGAAAGATCTCCGTATAGTCATCAACATAGCTACGTTGCCAGATGCTGCTTACCCGCGGTCTCTGGTACGCAACCATCGGCGCGACACAATACGCGTTCAACTCCGGCAGTCTCGTTGACAGCCAGTTATCAAACATGATCTCAGAGAACGCAGGCTGCTTGGCTAACAGCTCGTAAACGCATTTACGATTATACCCGATCGCATGTGTGGTCCAGGCGGCCTTTACGCGCCACAGGTGCTCGCTGTAACGCTCCGGTTCAGGCTCGCCATTGTTCCAGCAAACCAGATTCGCGCCTAGATAAACAATATCCCAGTCGTCAGGTAGCTCGCCTAACGCTTGCTCCAGATGGCTTAGATCACGAAACACGCAGTCATCCTCAACATGGAGCAGAGTTTGTGCGTCAGAAAGATAGAACTGACACAGGATCTCTCGCTCTGACTTGTTGAACGATTGATGCGGGCCAATGTCGGGGAGAGATTGGAAGCGCTCGACGTCTAAGCCGACACGGGCAAACTCCCGAGCGCCGATAGCCCATTCTTCGGGTAAGGTAGTGAGACAAATACGATGCTGGAAGAAGTCAAAGGGACTCATTTTACCAACGGCTGAATCAGCCAGATACGAATTTGATAGACCATACAACATAGTACGGCGACACCGGCTACCCAACGCCAACTACCGTAAAGCGAAAGAACCATCGCTATAATCGATAGCGGCGTTGTGACTATTATCGCCAAGAGCTTCGACCAGATTAATCTATCGTGATTCGACATACATCTCTCTCCTAGACCACCACCCCGCAGTCTATTTGCCCCCGAAAACACGAGATCGCCTGACCCGTGCCGACTGTCGAGGGTGGTGGCCTAAGCTCGCTTAATCAGCTTACCTGGTTGGGAGGTTACAACCAGAGTAATTGCATAGCATAATACAGGCATTGTAGTCAGTGATGTTCTCTGCGTGTTGATAACAGTCAGACTCACAGGCGATGCAGTATCCCGTTTGCGGTATCGGATCCGCTCCAGAGGTTGATGCTGGCTGCCATAAAAAACTGCCACATACAAGAACTGCGACTACAGAGAGTTGGATTAGTCTACGTTTCATTCGTCAGATCTCCTTTTTCTGGTTAAAGTAAAATGTTTTGAGACAACGCGATCAAAGAAAGGTTACGAACCTCGATGACAATAGACATAACAAAGAAGAAGCCCGCCGCGCCAAGCATGGGCCAGACGCGAAAGCCAATGGCCGCTGCTGTAAGAATTCCGCCGCTGACTGCCGCTAATGCGCTCATTTATTCTGCTCCTTGCTGCCATTGGTACCGCTACCCCTCGACTTCCATTCACACACTTTGTTTTCCATTGCCAACACAATTTCCGCTGACACGCTACGGCGATTAGCTTGCGCCATTTTCTTGATGTCGGTCATCACCTTAGCAGGGAAGTAAACATGCGCCTCTTTGGTCTCTCGCCTCATGGGGGAGCAAGGTATCCTAAAATAGTCCTTGCGTCAAGGGTTATTTCAGGGTAGGATGCGGGACCTGGGCACAGAAGTCGAGAGGGGGGATTTATGACAAACTCTGAATTGTATTACCAGCTACGCAAGAGCTGGCTGAGACGGTTGCTGGATTGACTATGCCTGTAAAATTCCGACCTCTCCCACAAGTGTCAACACGGGACGCTGAACGTTTTTGGGCCAATGTAGACATCCGTTCATCCGCGGAGTGCTGGCCTTGGACCGCTGGCGTTAATAGCGCTCGCGACGGTTATGGGCGGTTCTGGATAAAACGGATTGAATACCGAACTAACCGCATGGCCTATTGGCTCCATTACGGCATCGATCCAGACTCGGAAGATGCTTGCCACACTTGTGATAACCCGCCGTGCTGCAATCCCGCTCATTTGTTCAAAGGGACGCGGGCACAAAACCTAGCGGACATGCGTTCAAAGAAACGGCAAGCCATTGGAGAACGACATGGAATCTCGAAGCTTACGGATGGGCAAGTGTCGGAAATCAAACGCCGATACATTCCTCGCAAGGTATCAATGTATAAATTGGCTGATGAGTTTGGCGTCAGTGAAATGACTGTTAACAATATCATCCACGGTAAGATCTGGCGACATGTCACCGACTAACATAGACCAAAAAACAGCGACAATTTTCACCACCCGCGCAGTCAGGATTCGGCGCTGGTTGTAAGTCGTCTTCATCACTCGCGGTCTGACCGTCTTCCGCGGCGCAGGGCTCGCAAACGTTCTGGTCTAACAGAGCGCTGTACTCCACTCGCTCCCACTCGTCAGATCGCGCCTCTGCTTCATCACTGCGCCCGATATTGATAACTTTATTCGCTAACCCTCGTGCGGCGCGGTCGATGTAGGTCACTGAGCCAGTGCTGAGTTCGTTCGCAACAGTGGTAATGAGATTGATTCCCGATTGGCCTAGCAGCGCGTGTCGTGCGGCAGCATCGATAAGACGAGACTGTACATCGTTGGTGACGCGGCTAGTCGTAAGGTCAACGAGATCGTCCAGTTCATCAAAATCACCATCATCAATAACCGCGGCCTTCGTATTCAACTCGGCAGCAACCAGCATCCGGCCCTGATGGTGGACATTGACGAGCTTATCACTCAGATCGATCCTCAGCTCGCCCGGTGCTTGCAATACCAGTTCGTGGTAACTCGCGGGCTTTAACTTCTTGATTCGGCTCAATCCATCAGTGATGAGATCTGCGCGCAGTCGTAGCAATACAGTCCCGATAGATTCCTTAGCCGACTCCTGCGCGTTGTGGATTCCTTTGACCGCAATCTTCTCGTGCTCTTTTGGTTCACGAGAGAGGATTAGCCCTTCCCATTCGACGCCCTTACGCTCAATGTGGTTCAGTCCAAGCGAGAGGTAAAACGCTTCGGCTTTACGCTCACCATGCGTGTGAATCTGCTTATCCCAAAACTCAGCCAGCCGCGCCGCCGTAACCACGTCATGCTTGAGCTGGTTTAACTTCTCAGCGAGAGTCGGCATTCCGCATGAACCTCTCAGCCTGTTCGTTGAGATAGGCAATCTGACGGTCGATATCGGCCATCTTCGCAGCTTCCTGAATCGGATCTACCGGCGCAGTTAGCGGCGTCTCGTTGGGCGGCTCAGAGGCCATCTCAATCAACCGCTCAGGCGACATTGGAGATGCTATTCCCGGTACCATGCGGATGTCTCCGAGAGGTGCGCCGAGAGTCTTCTTACCGATCGCGGTGTAAAACTGGTCAATCGTGCTTGCGCCGGAGCGAAAGACTTCCGATTCGCGCTTGACCAAGGCGTCCTTGTCTTCTTCCAGTACGCGGACATTGGAAGTGTCAAACCAGAATTCAGCATCTTCAAGACCTTTGAACTCCGGCTTTAACTGCCAGTTGATCTCTTCTGCCCAAACTTGTTGAATTGGGATTACGACTTCCTCGTAACCCTGCTGACGCGCCTGCTCAGACGAGGCGTAGCTAGTGCCATTCTGTAGCCCAACCATCAGTTGCAGGGTGGCAGCGGGGATGCCAGTGACTGCCGCAACGCGAGACTCGGGAATAAGCCTAAGTGCCGATAAGTCTAACTCCTGTGGGCTAAATCCAACCTTCTCAAAATCTATCGGCTCGCTCAGCACGATCGGCTCTCCTGCCCGGTCCCCTGTCGTCTTCCGCATCCAGCCTTCCTTCATTGCCGCAGCTTTCGTTGCGTCAACTCGTACCTCCTTGTCCTTGGGCGAGATTACTGGCACCTGAATACCCATGTTGCGCATGATCGCGGCGGTGAACTGTGCCATTTTGTCGTCGCCGTAGAGTTCTTTGACGAGTGGCGCGAAGGGCTGGCGAGTGCGTCGGTCCTCGCCTAAAGGGCCGCGTTTAAGGTGCAGCACGTCAGCCGCCGGCCATAGCACTGGCGCCTTACCGGGCACGTCGAACTGATAGTGCGAGAGGAAGGGATCAAGCGATGTTTCACGAACCTCGGGTGTGCCCCCATCCCCCGGCCAGCGCGGGCGGATCATGTAGTGGGGAATGTGCCACAGTTCGATTAACTGCCCGCCTACGTCGCGAACCTTCTTGAACCTAACTCCACCGTCGATCCACCAGTCGATTGAGGCTGCTTGCGAGTAGTTGGCCCAGATGTGGTGCTTGTTGGGACGACGGATGAGTTGCGCGAGGGGGTGGTTAGGGTCGGTCTCGGTGTCGCCGTCTTGATTCGTGCGCCGGATGACGGGTTTAGCCTCGGGCAGCCGCGTGCCGGTGTAGTTGAACACGCAGGCGACTAGGGAGTGACCGTCGAGGTTGCCTACTTCACGTTTGTAATCTACGGTTGCAGGTGGATTCCAATGATTCCAACGGAAGCGATAGTCGGGGAAGTTATCGTACGTGTTAGCCTGGGCGAAGTTTGGAGCTGGAGAGGCGGCTTTAGCTCCACGCAGGACTTGCATGGCGTTCTGGATACGCTGTAGAAATTCAGCCATAGGTTAGAACGAGAATCGTTTGCCGTACATCTCCGCGACTGATTTCCAGAAGATTGCTTCGAGAATAGTGGAACTGCGGAATCGCTTGGTCTTTCGACGTAATTCAGACTTTGACCGCTCAACCCAATTCAGTACTGCCACTTCAAACAGGTTAGCCACTTAGAACATCTCCAGTTCGCGAGATTGAGACGCCTTGTAAGCCATTGCTCCAGCCACAAAGGAGTCAGGCGGATGCCCGCTGCCGCTCAGGTCTTCGTTGGTGCAGTAACGATGCTCGCCCTCGCAGTAACGAATTGCTGCGGAGACAATAGCACGATCCTCTAGGGCTGCGATATATTTCGTAAATACATCAGCGCGTCTTTGTCCGGTGAGAATCACCCCTCGCGCATCTGCCTCTTGGTAATCGTTCACCACGTCGCCCAGTCCCGTTGCGTCGTGACAGGCCCCGCCTGGGTACTTCGCTACTCGCTGATCAAACTTTGCAATCATCATCGGCCATGACATACGCTGGTATCTCGCCCATGCTACCCGTCTTAGCGGTCGAACATCGGTGCGGAGAGTATCAATAACGGTATGGTCCTTCTTCTTTGCCCAATCTGCCCCAGTGGCATATGTTGCGCCTACGATTGGCGGCTCGATTACTAGTTCGTAGCCCATCGGTCCGGCGAGTTCCTGCGCAGTGAGCATGCCGTTGAACTCAGCACGGAAGCAGGCATCCACAGCTTCAGGAAGAATCGCGCGGCCCTCCGGTGAAGGTTCTTGCAAGTCATATTCTGCCTGCCACATCGATGCAGTGACTTCACCGCGCTTGGATTCGATTTCCTCAAGGCTTAACCAGCCATCCGGCTGCACGGAAGTCTCTTTGTAACACCACTCTTGTATCGGCCAGCCCTTTTCTTCGGCTCGTCTTTTGACTTCAGTAAATGTCGCGTCAGCGTAGTGGTGCGTGCTGCTCATAACTGTTTGCTTGGCAATCATAGGCGTGCCCATTGGTTGACCCATTGCGGCGTCGAGGATTGCGAGATCCATCTCGTCAACTTCGTCCAATCGCATTCGTTGCGGGTGTGGTCCACGAGCCGACTTGGACGAGGCCATGAGCGCCGTGACTAGTCCGCCCGACTTATAACGAGTTCGACGCTGTACGTTGTCTTCTGCGCTGGACCACTTCTGGAGATACTCCAACACACGGGCAGACTGCTCTCCGGAACCGCCCAGTAGTGATACTTCCGCGCCTAACGTGTCAGCCTCGGTGTGACTCAGCAGTGCGAGCAGGTATGACTTCCCGCCAAATCCCCGCGATGCTTCCCAGACTGTTACGCCGTAACGGGCAAAGTAAGCGTCAGAGAAAGCCCGAAATGGGGTGCAGTGATTCGGGCAAACTTGAATATCAGGGATGACAATGCCGTAGCTTGATTTGAGATACTGTTTGAGCTGTTGATCGTTCCGTGGCTGGAACTTAATTGACTGATTCCGCTGACTCTCCTGTTCCCTCAGTTGTTCCAGTTCGTGCAGCCGATCCTGAATCGGCCACAGGTGCTTCATTCTGAGCGAGGGCGGCAAGTTTTGTAAGGTCGAGTTTGACTCCATCGGTTTCAGACTGCGCAAACTTGAGCCATTCTAGCGCATCTTTGTCACTTTGAAGTACGCCGTCTTTCATCTTGGATTTGAGTACCCGCATTGCCAGCCGTAATCGCTCTGCCCGTGAAGCAATGCCAATCATCAGCGAGAGGCGATCTATCTCTGCTGAGAAGTCAGGATGATGCAGCCAGTTGAAGATGGTTTGCCGATTGACCCCGCATTCTGTTGCCACTTCGTTTCTTGTAGCACCGGACGCAAGTAAAACAGCAGCTCGGGAACGTTGATCATTCCACGCAAAGTTCGCAGAAAGCCGAATGTTTGCCGAATGTTCTATTTGAGATCGCAGTACCGTTCCGTCGTTGTCAGACCAATCAAGAGGCGCATCCCCAGCGCCATCTAAACGCTTCTCTCCGTCAGGGTTTTTAACTAGATTAACAAGGTTTGGTAATGTCTTAATCCAATACGCCTCCCGTTGAAACCGTTGATCCTGGTTTATTTCCTCGATAAGTTCTATAACGACATTGTCAGCACTTATCTGGTTAAAGACTTCTGTGAATCGTTGATTGCGATGCAGTCCGCTGGCAACGTGGTTTCGGTGCTTGCTTAGTCGCCATTCCAGATCGCGCTTGGTGCTGCCGACGTAGAAAAACTGGTTGGAATCCTTTGCGCGAAGGCCGTAGATGCGACAGATGTCACCCTCACTCATCGTTCCTGCTCCTGTGGTTGAGTCGTAATCGTGTGTCGCTTAAAGTTTGGTAGCCAATAGGATAAGAAGGCGTCGTTAATGCACTTCAAGCATGCCCGAGCGTGACTCCTCGCCGTTGTCCGGCAACGATAAGCACTCGGTTAGTAAGCTGCAACAGTTACACGTTTCCGTGCCGATCAGTTGTATCAATGCGTCCATTTCGCTCATCCTTCATTGCTCCGGTGACTGGGACTCATTGCCACTGTAACCATGAACGGTCGCGGCTTGCGCGCCTCATTCTCCAGCGCCTTTCGCCTTGTTGCGCTGCCGGATAACTTCATTGCGGGCTAAGCGGCGCTCGCGCTTGGTGCCGATGTCGTTGCGCTCCATACTCATGTCGCCCTCTCTCCGTGGCCTGCCCGCATTCTTCACACTGCGCTCGTTCGGCTGAAACTTATCCAGCTCACTGCGCTTGATACCGACTACCGCGACGTTAGTCGAAGTCGCCTTTAACTTCCCGGTTTCAATGGCAGTGTAAATCGCCTGTCGCGATACACCTTTGATTTCCGCGGCTTCTGTCACTGTAAGTATCTCACTCATTTCCCGGATAGGTTACACACTTAAAAATAATTTGTCAACAGGTAAAATAAGTCATTGACAGGTGTCAAATTGTCGAGTATAGTCCCTCCCACGATGACAAAGACGGATACGACAACTGAGCTTCCCGAGATAATCAAACGAGCACTGACTCAAACTGTAACCGACATCGGCCAGCTATCCATACAAGAAAAGCAAACATTAGCAACTTACGTTAAACGAGGCTATTTAAGTAAAGGCAAGGGCGGGCCGTTCCCGGCAATAAAAACAGTTTACGCGGTTCGGGGATTTGACTTTGCGGCACATCGGGCAGCACACGTAAATTACATGATGCACCTTGCAAAACTTGATCGGAAGAACTTGGGCAAACGGTTATCGCCGCTCAGTTAGAGGACGCAAGGAGATAAAGACGATGGCAACCACATGGACGCGGGTGATTCAAGTTCTAGAGACAGCTGACGATGTTTACGAAGCACTGACAATGCTCGATGCGCTCAGGATTCAAGTCGATCACTTAGCCAGTCGCGTGCTGTATCCGACGCCACAGAAACCCGAGTGGCGCGTACAGGCGATCATGGAGTCAAACGGTGAGTTCCCTAACGGCTGGCTGCCGGACGGAATGAAGCATGTATTTTGGCGCGGGGAATTCTAGTCACCTAACATTCACCACTGGTAACGAAGGCAGTTGGAAACGATGACAGCACCCGCGAAGTCTACGGCCAGCGCTGCGTAATTATCGACGTTGAGAACTACGGCCACACTCAACCTGACCTTAACTATGAGGCTGAGGCCGAGCGCCTTTACCGTGAACGCACCGGATTGGCGTATAACGAATACGAACTGGCCGACATTGAGGCAGCGATGATGCTCGAAACTAAGGACAGTGACGATTGATGTAAGTGACTGCGACTGTGCCGCGTCACTTTGAAAAGGGGAACGATGATGATTGAACGTTACTATCTGAAAGCAGATCATGAAGCCGAATGGAGCAATGTCACGAGGGAACGGTTTATCGCTGCCGAGCAAGCTGCCGGATTCCGCTCCCAGCTCGGAGACAGGCATGTTGCAACCGGAAGCTTTACCG